AATAGCAATACTCTATTCAAGTTCCACATATTATATCTTCTTTCCCATTGTTTTAATATCGCTCTCATCAACAACCTGGTAATTGCCTTTGTTGTATGCGATACCTATTGTTTTACCAGCAGGCAACTTTGGTCTCATCATTGTTCTTTTGACACAAGCGCCTGGGATTCTATCACTCGTAGGTATAGAATTTCTATCACTAGAATAGTCAGGGAAAGGATAACCTTTGAAATTATTAATCACTCTACCTTTACTATCTAATCTTACACCGATTGACTTCAACCATTTCATATAGTCTTTCTTGGCAATCTCTATTCTCATATCTCTAGTTAAGAGTTTCTTCTTCTTTGTCCGTGCCATACATTTTTCTTTCGTGTGCTTTCTGGTCTGCATAAGTCTTACCAAATACTTTTAAGTAAAAGGCGTCTCTCGGATTAGGTGCTGACCAACACGATATTAAATTGTCAAATTGTTTTACTGATATCTTAACATCCCTCATATATTGAGGTGTCTCTTGTTTAAACTTCTTTAGACCTTTAAGATAATTGATACGATTTACATAAGTCTTCTTTTTAGACTTCTCATCTTTTGCTGTGGCGTCTTTAAATTCGTTCAACACCATTTCTTTTGTGTAGTTAAATGACATATTTGACCTCCATTGTTATCATCATACTATAATACCCTTATATTGTCAAGCACCTGTAAAACCTCTATTTTACTAGGTTTTCTTGGAAAAGCGAGGGCGTAGGAGGGCGCTGGACAGGGTCTAGGGCACTCCCACGATAGATATATCATCCTTTTTTTCGCCCTTTTTTGTTTTTACCAGACAAATATGCTGGTGACTTCTTTCTTGCTTTTGCAACTTTCTTCTCAATGCCTTCTTTAATCATAGCATTTCTTTTTTGTTTTGAAAGTGGCAAATCAAGTTGAACAGGTTTACCTATCATAATAGATAACCGAGTTTTAATCTGTTTGATTAATCCTCTAACGCCATCTGCTTGTATTAACAGATAGACAAAAGCACCACCGACTATGGTAAGTGTAATGAGTCCCAAAAAACTTTCTGTAAACATATATCCTCCTTAATCAATTGGGTCGTTAGCAAGTTCGCCCACAGGCATTACAATCTTTTCAGAAGGTACGGTCTTCTCAATGTCGGGAGCATAATATAACTCAAACTCGTCTACTTCTTTCTGCCTGTGTGCGATATTAATATCTACTTGTTTGATGGCCTCTTTTACCTGACCATTAACAAGCAGGTTCTTAATTTTTTTAAAATCGTCCATTGTGTTTAGTACATCTATCATTGCTTTAATACCTCTCTAGCAATCTTAACTTTTTCTTTTGCAAGTTTATATACATATGAACCGGTCTCTTTGTTAGGACCTTCAATCGGAAAGATAGACCAACCTATGGCAGAACCATAAACAAACTCTATCATACCGACACTATCTCTTTGAAATTGTCTTCCTAGTCTAACTCTTCCGTCATTGCCAGTTACCTTATCTAAAGTAATCTGAGCTTCTTGTTTCGTCATTGCATAAGTGGTCATTACTTCCACCACTCATTTTCTTGTTCTATTGCAATATCAACATCTGACTTTTCTTTTTCAGTATAGTTCTCTTGTATCTGGTCAAAATAACACCAGTAAGTACCATTGTCACCTGAATATGTAACCGCACCAGTATAACCTAGTGAAGTGTCATATGTCTTCGCATTTAAAGCAGTATCGTTCTCAGCAGCTATATCTGTTTTTTCTGTTGCGATACCGATATTAATTATCTCGCCAACTCTACCGTGGTTGCCAAGTATTTTATCACCTACATTTATTATCATAATATAATCCTCCTAATTTGTGTGTAGTCTTTTTCTGATAGGATTTCTTTTTAAAGTTAATTCAGGATTAAAGTCTTTTCTAAAACCTTGTCTATCATAAGATTGACCATAATCGTTGAACATTTTTTTGTCTCCTGCAGCCGTATTACCAAATACATCTTCATATGTTTGATAGTATTGGTTCTCATTAATCAACTCTACTTTAGAGACTTTAGCATAGTTGCTTGCTGTTTCTTTGTAATTCCAATCAAGGAATTTTACAATCTTTAATTTTACTTTATCAGTAAAAATATGTTTGAATTTCATAGGTACATTTCTGTATACGGTCTCATAGGCATAAAAAAACTCACCTTGCATTTCAGGATCCATATACTCTCTTAAATAACAAACATTAAAAGTACCACCTTCTATGTGTTCTTCCATAGGTTTACCTTCAAAATAAATGTCTTTGAATTTCTGTTGGTCTAATTTGTTATTCATAATGTCCTTCTGTTAGTGTTAGTATAAGTCTATAACTTCGTCAACATTGTAGTCATATATACCACATAACTCAACATTGTCAACTTTTAAGATATCAGTTTTACACTTATCATAAGTGATTTTGTTATCTTTATATTTGTCAAGTATATCGTCTACTTGTTTCTCAGCGTCATCCCACGCCATTTGTTTTACTTTTGCCATAGTGTTTCTCCTTTGGTTGTAGTGTTATTAATTAAAATCATACTTAATAGTATCATATCTGTAATATATGTCAAGCAAAAAACGAGCATATTTTACGAAAAAATCCCTAAATTTATTGACATTCCAATCAAGGAAACCGTTGTTAATACTAGGTTTGTGATAATTATAGACCATTCTCGCCATAGATATCCTACGGTTACCCAAATAACGCCCCCTAAACACATTATAAGAGGGCCTAAAGGGTATATATTGAACGAATTAAACCCTACTCCTATTATTAAAGTGAAGGTTCCTAACCATTTTAGTGTATTTGTCATAGTGTTTTTATTCATATTATAACTATACCATAAGTTGAATACTATGTCAAGCGAAAAATGAGCTTTTTTATGATTATTTTGTTCTTATTTTGTTCTATTTTGAAAGTCTGATAATCTTTTCAACAAGTCCTGCAAATCCTATCTGTCTTTGCATTGTTAGTAATTCTCGTATTCCTAGATGTTTGAAATCGTCTAGCGTGAGTTGTGCTATATCTTCTGCCTTTTCTCCGTTTACTATGTCTATGATTATCTTTGCTGTGCCTTTTGTGATAAAGGCGTCTCCGTCGTGTTTGTAGGTCATAGTTCCGTCTTCGTTCTTATTACCTACTACCCATAGGTTGCTGGCACAACCTCGTATCTTATTGTCGTCTATCTTCTCTTCATTTGTAAGAGGTTCTACCTCTCTCGCAATATCAACCAGATACATCAATCTATGATGGCCTTCTAGTGTCTTTAACTCTTCACCTCTTGCTTTAATCTTCTCTATCATATTAACCAGTTGTACATTGCTCTCATACTTAATATTAAATACATCAACTCCATCAATGCTCTAGGATAGTCTTTATCTCGCCACCCAAAGTATACCCACATAAAGCAGGCGATAACAGATAGTAACCAACCTATCCATTGTGTTGATACATTTGCTTCTGATAGTATATAGACACTCGCTACTGCAATGCCTAGTCCTAACCATCTTCCTTTATTTTGCCAAAATCGTATCATATCCCACCATTGCTATATAATAACTATCTACGATATCGGTAACTGGATTATTAAGAGTTGTCTGGTCTAGTTCTTCCATTAAATGGATACCAGTCTCTTCATAAAAGTTGTCAAACATTTTCTCTTTGTCTGCGTTACCTTTACCTGTAGCTGTTTTCTTAATTACACTAGGTACTAAAGTATGAAACTTAATACCTCTTTTATAAAGTTTGTGTTTTAACAAACCTGTGTTTTCTGCAAGGTTGAATACTCTACCTTTTGAACCGAAACTATAATCTTCTATGAATACGATAGGGTTGACTACATTACCTATCATATCAAATACCCAATCGGATATCTGGTCGTGTCGTTCTTGTTGTGAATTGAAATCTTTGAAAGGATAACCAGTAATCTTACCGGCCATAAATGAACCTTCATACTTTTTAACTTTAGTTAAGTAATGAAATTCACACTCACTTATTAATGGTCTATCATCACATATACACAGGCAAGGACCTGTTAGTGAATAATCAATCCCAATTATCTTCGTCATCTGTGGTCTCCTCTATCTCGTCTGAATTGTCTATCGCCGCTCCACAGAAAGGGCAACTGATTGGTTCTAAATCTTCGTTCTCCCACTTTACTTCGTAGGACTCCTCGCAAGAGGAACACTTCATCGCTGTCTTGTTCATTATAGCTTAAATTTTTTGAATTGGTCTTTTTCTACATCTTGTTTAATGCCACCAATTACATAACTTTCTATTTCAGTTTCTTGTGGTGCATTTTGTAAACTTCTGCTATTAAACCAATGTTCAGTCCAAGGTAGTGGATTAACTTTACCTTGTTCATATATTGGTTTTAATCCAATCGCTTTCATCCTCTTGTTCGCTGTCCACTCAACATAGTTATGTAGTAATTTTTCTGATAGTCCTACCATAGAACCTTTTGAGAATAAATGTGTTGCCCAACGCTTCTCTTCATCAACAGCGTCTTTGTATAATTGTTCAACATACTTCTCATTGTTCTTAATTACTTTGTTCATAACTTTATCGTTTTCAGGACCACGATAGTTGTTAATTATTCTTTGTGATACTGCAAGATGTTGGCTCTCGTCTCTAGCAATAAACGATATAATCTTTGCACTACCTTCCATAAGTTTAAGTTCACCGAAAGCAAAACTACAAGCAAACGATACATAAAATCTTAAACCTTCTAATATGTTTACGGTAACTAGTGTACGCCATAACTTCTCTTTCAAGTCATACTCATCAACTTCATTACCTAAACTCTTCTTCATACCTAAATTAATCAGTTCATCATAATGTTCAGTAACCGATTTACTTCTTCTCTCTATCTTCTCATCTGAAATAATAGTATCAAATACTTCTGATGGATTAGAATATAAGTTTTTAATAATGTATGTATAACTTCTACTATGAATAGTCTCCATAAAGTCCCAAGTTATAATACAACCTTCTAATTCTGGTAATGATACAAATGGTAAGAAAGCAAGACAAGGTCCTCTACCTTGTACACTATCTAACATAGTTTGATATTTTAGATTACTCGTAAATATAAACTTCTGTTCTGGTCTTAATGTTGACCAATCTGACCTGTCTTTCTGTAAAGATACTTCTTCAGGTCTCCAAAAGAAACCTAATTGTTGTTGTGTCAACTTATCAAATATAGGATACTTCATATTGTCGTATCTTTGTACCTGTAAGTCTTCACCAAAAAACATAGGTTGTTTTGTGAAATCTAAATCTTTATCTTTATTAAATACGCTACTTGCCATTACTTCTTCTCTTTCTTATTTCTCTTTACATCTTTATAAAAATAGTCATTTGTATCACCAAAGAATATATCACCTTTCTCGCAAAAGAAGTATCTACTTGATACTTGAAAGTCAGGTGTCTTTAATTCTTTAGGTGTTAGTGATTGTTCAAACCATAACATACGATTGTTAGGTTGAGCGAAAAATTGTCCGTTCTCTAGTTTACCAAAGTTATGTTGTTTGTGTTCACTCGGTACTTCAGCGACACTTGTATTTATCATATTTGGATCACTATGTACACTATCAATAGTAAACAGATATTCGCCGTTAACAATGCCTTTATCTTTTATCCATATCTGTACATCACAATTCTTTAGTATTGATTTTGACCAGACTTGGATATCATAACTAAAACTATCCCATAGTTCTAGTTGATTTAAACTTAATTGTTCCTTTAAATCTATATCTGTTTTCCATACGAAAGCAGATAAAGGAAACTTATCAAAACAAGCACCGTATTCAGGCAGATATGCCTCAAACATCAATGCTCTTCCTTGCATACTTTTAACTGATATAAGAACACACTCTACAAATTGTCCGTGTCCTTTTTCTAAATCGTGTAAATACTCTTTCTTAACCCAACATTTAATATAGGGTACATTTGCTACAAAGTTCATCTTCACCTCTCATTATATATTACAAGCCTCACACTCGCCTTCTGTTTCAGTTGACGCACTCTCATTTATTTGTACATCATTTAATACATCTGGTTTAGTATCTGGTTGTAAGTTTACTGAACCTATCTCTTGCTCTTCGTATGTCAAAGGATGTAAAGGTTCTTGTTCTTTTTTGCCGTCATATGTATTCTGATAATATGAAGTCTTCCAACCATACTTATATGTATTCAATAAGTCCTGTGCCATAGTAGATACAGGTACTTGATTATCAGAATAGTTTTCAGGATTATAAGACCAGTTACCAGATATACCTTGGTCAAAATACTTCTGCATTACTGACACAACATTTATATATCCTTCGTTTGATTTCATATCCCATAACAAAGTATAGTTATTTTTAAGTCTCGTATAATCAGGCACTACTTGTTTCAAAGTTCCTTTCTTACTCTTCTTAATAGATAAGAAGTCTCTAGGTGGTTCAATGCCGTTTGTAGCATTAGAAACCACACTAGAGCTTTCAGAAGGCATTTGGGCGGAGAGAGTGCTATGTCTGAGCCCATACTTGGTAATGTCTTGTCTTAACTCTTCCCAATCAAAGCTGAGTTTCCGATTTACAATCTCATCAACTTCTTTTTTGTAAGTGTCAATAGGCAAGACGCCATCTGAATACTTTGTCCTATCAAAATACTCACACTTGCCTTTTTCTTTTGCAAGTTCATTTGAGGCATTTAATAGGTAATACTGGAATGCTTCTGTTAATTTATCAACTTCTTTCCACGCCATCTTTTGGTCGTATGTATAACCTTTCTTCGCAAGGTAATGAGCAAGACCGATATAACCGATACCTAAACTTCTTCTTGCCTTTGTAGATATCTCGGCAGCCATAACAGGATACTTCTGATGGTCTATAATCTCGTCTAGTGCTCTTACTGATAAATCACATAAGTTTTCTAACTCATCTAAATTCTTTAATATACCAACATTGATTGCACTTAATATACATAGAGCAATCTCACCTGCACCATCTATGTGTTCAATAGGGTCAGTAGGTAATGTAATCTCCTGACATAGGTTTGACATATTAACTTTATCTTTGAAACTACTATGTGAATTAGCGTGGTCAATATTCATAATATAGATACGACCTGTTTCTGCTCTTTCTTTTAGTAAGTCAAAGAATAGTTTTTGTGCTGGTACTTTCTTTCTGAATATACTTGTATCTTTCTCATACTTCGTATACATCTTATCAAACTCTTCTGTACCAAACGCTTCATATAAACCTGGTACTTCGTGTGGTGAAAATAAAGTTATATCATCATCGCTGATAAATCTTTCATAGAATAGTTTAGATATCTGTATAGAGTAATCTAGTTTTCTAACTCTATTATCTTCACTACCTTTATTGTTTTTTAATACTATAATATCTTCTATCTCTTTGTGCCAGATAGGAAAGTGAACCGTAGCACAACCGCCTCTTACTCCGTTTTGTGTACAGGACTTAACCGTTGCTTCAAACTTCTTTAAGAAAGGAACAACACCTGTATGTGCAACTTCACCACCTCTAATTTTAGAATTGATACCTCTTATTCTACCCATATTCAATCCGATACCTGCTCTTTGTGCTGTGTAATAACCAACTGCCATATCACTTGAAAAGATACTAGGTAAAGTATCGTTAACATCTACTAGTACACAACTAGCATATTGTCTCATAGGTGTTCTTACACCTGCCATAACAGGAGTAGGAATGTTTATTTGAAATTTAGATATTGCGTTGTAATATTTTCTGATATAGGTAAGTCTTTTGTTTTTAGGATACTTTGCAAAGATAGTGGCGGCAATCATCATATACATTTGTTGAGGCGTCTCGTATATAACTCCTGTACTTCTGTCTTGTACAAGATACTTATCCATCACTTGTCTTAAACCTGCATATGTAAAACTATAATCTCTATCGTGGTCAATCATAGTATTCATACGGTCAAATTCTGACTTGTCATACCAGGTAAGTATATCTTTATCATACACACCTAACTCTACACACTTCTTAACGCAAGTATGTAAATGAGGATGGTCCCACAATCTTCTGTTAATAGATTTTCTCAAACTATAAAGTAATAGTCTGGCTGCAACATATTGATAGTTAGGATTTTCTAGTGAGATTAAATCTGAAGCTGACCTTATTAGAATTTGTTGTATCTGGTCAGTAGGAATGTTATCATAAAATTGTAGACCACTATTCATTTCAACTAATGATGAAGACACACCAGTTATATCTTCACAAGCATACTCAACCATATCGTGGATTTTATCAATGTTAAGAGGTTCTCTACCTCTCCCGTTTCTCTTAATAACAAATATTTCTTTTCCGTTCACCATTATAACTCCTTAATTAAATCTTTTTATATTGTACTAGTGCCTGTTTTGCTGATAGTTTAGAATATGTGTTGATACTTATAATTTCATCTAATTGTATTTTAGATACACCTGTCATAATTAGGTCATTAACATCTTTAAGTTGTATCTCGTTAGGCCAGATAAAAATGTTATAACCTAAATCTATAATCTTTTCCATACGCTGTATTATTTCTTTGTTTCGTGGTTCGTTATCAAATATATATGTCACCTTTTCAGGATTTATTTTACTATCTAGTGTCAAATCAGCGCCACCAGCAGCAAGACAATTATCTAAAAATAAACTATCAATAGGACCTTCAACTACAAATAGATTTTGTGCAAAATTTATTCTTTCAAGTCCATATATCTTTTGTTTGTTCTCATCAAGTTTAATGGTTACATATTTAGGTGTCTCTTTGCCAAAGGCACGACCTTGATACGCAAACACTTTACCTGTTTCATCATAGAAAGGTATCACCAATCTAGGATGGTCATACTTACTCTTATTATATTTTCGTGGTGCTAACTTATGTGCCCACTCATAAAATTTATTACATAGAAAAAGTTTATCAAAATGATGTTCGGGTATACATCTATTCTTAATATACTTCTTGGCAGGATGGTCGTCATTTAAATCTGCAATAGAAGTTAAATCACTTATATAATCGTTTTCTAACTTTGGTTTAAAATCAAACTTAAACTCTGGTTCTTTAGTAGCAGGAGCACTATTCTTGTATCGTTCTAATATGTATCTGTCGTGTACCTTTGGGTCTATAAACTTTAAGAAGTTTGCTAGATTTTGACCCATACCACAATTGTGGCACTTGAAGAACATATCGTTTTTCTTACGATACATATACCCACGAGCTTTGAGTTTTGATTTCTGACTATCGCCACAATGAGGACATCTGAAGTTGTACAGATAATCTGACTTCTTCTTAAACAGACCTAATCGGGCTGATATTTCTGATATAAATTTTAAATCAATATAACTAGACATAGCAATTTTACATACTATACTATCTTATATCATTTGTCAAGCACCTATGGGGCGACTTTTATCATTTCTATAACTAATGGGAAATTTCTTGCTAGTATGAAACCAACAACGATAGAACCACCAATAATTAGATACTTCCATTTCTCTAATACATTAACTCTACTTCCGATTGTATTCTTAATAGTTAAGATTTCGTTCATTATTCTTTTTTCAGTAAGTTCCATATGCTCTTTTATTTCACTAAATCTCTTATCACTATCTTCCTGTCGGTCTTTGAGTTTTTGAAAGATTATCTCATCTAGTTTTTCTGATTGAGATAATTTCTCTTCGTGTACCGCCAACATAGATTTTATGCTTGACGATATATTGGTAAGTTTTTCAATAGCAGTATCAAGTCTTTTGTGAACCATATTCGTTTGTTGTATCTCGGTTTTTAAGACTTCAATACTTGTCCTATTTTCGTGTATTTCTTTAGCAAGACTACTTAAAGTTTTTCGTGTCTCACCGTTTCCATTACTAACCATTAGTTATTACCTCTTAGCCTGCTAAAGGATTCTTTGCCTTTAATTTTAGTTCTTGTATCTGAAGTTTTAGTACTTCAATCTCTTTCTCGTTGACTTTTGATTGTGTTCTATTCTTATCAACACTACCTGAAATATCAGCAGGTATCTTACCTTCTAATTCTGTAATTTTTATTTCTAGTGATTTTATTGATTCCTGAATAGGTGCAATGTCAACACCTTTTCTTTCTTCAATCGCTTGAAGTTTTGTAGTAAGTTCACCGTATTTTACAAACCCACCACCAATAGCAACTACAGCCGCAATTAAAGCAGCCACACTTGCCAAGTTATCTTTTAATTGTTTTATCATAATTGTTCCTTTAATTGTTGTATCTCTATCAATAGTCTATTCTCCTCAGTTTTAATTCTATCTAACTCTTTCTTTGTACTTGCCAAAGGGTCGTTATCAGTATATTTCGCTAAGGTGATATCAGTATAAATTTGTTGTTGCTCAATATTTAGTTGATTAAAGAAATCTACATTACCATCAGGTAGTTGTTTAGACTGGTAAAAGTTAGTCTTCTTATATTCTGACATATCAGGAGCGTTATCGTTCATCGCCTTCAATGTGATATATTGTACTGCCTTTACTTTCTGGTCTACACTCATTAATGTTTGCTCTAATCTTTTAATAATCTTCTCTACTTTAGCACTTATGCTGCTGGATACATCTTTCTCAATTCGTGTATCAACATTTGCCGTTTCTGTTGTGCCAGTCTCATCTGCATCCACTCCTTCTTCATTTGTCTCCGTCTCCGTCTCTCTTTCTGCTTCCGTATTTTCATCCACAGAAGTGTTAGTTCCTTCTTCTTCTGTTGATGATTCCGTCTCCATTGTGTTCGTACTGCCTGTCTCATTTTCTTCAATAGTCTCGGTGTTAGTAGTTGTTTCCTCGGTATTTGAATTTGGATTATTTGCATTTGTTTCCTCGGGTTGTGGTTTCTCTTCCATTACAGGTTCTTCTATCTCTTCTTCTTTGATAGTTTCTTCTTTAATGGTCTCTTCTTCCAAAGGTTTTGTTGTTATAACATTGGCGTTCTCCTCTAGTTTAGGTTCTTCTAATTTAGGTTTCTCCATAATTAACTCTTCCTTCATTATATTACCTACTTCTTCAAAAAACTCTTCCTCTGTTAAATTCTCTTCTACTAATGCTGTGTTAAATTCTTCTACTAAATTCTCTTTGACTAAAACTTCTTTAAAGTTCTCAATCATTAATACTTCTAATACTTCTAATTTGATTTCTTCTAATGGTTCTAATTCTAATGTTTCTAATTCTAGTTTAGGTAAAGTTGCAAACTCAAAAGTTTCTATCTCTTCTATTTGTTCTAAATTAATCTCTTCTATCTTACCTATTAGTTCTTCAATCTGTTCCTGTGCTTCTGTAATCTGTTCTTGGGATTCTGTTATATTCTCTTGTTCTTGTAATGTTAGTGCTTGATAGTCTATGTCTAATAATGTAGCAGTTAAACTTGCACCTAATAAGTTAGGACCAATAGATGAGCTGTGAGAAGTATTACTTCCGTCAGTACCTTGCCACTCCCACTCATAGTTTCTAGCACCTGTGCCTGTATGTGTTATACTATCTTGGTATGTAAATGTATTTGAGTTGTAACCGGCGTCATTGTTTCTTTGAAATGTAGTTATGCCTAATAGGTTACCACTACCATCTGTTATTTTGATTGTTGTTTTAAATGTATCTCTCGCACCACCACCTAGACTTGCTTGACCACATTGATAAGATGAACCTTGCCACTCGCAATTCTGTATTTCAGTAATACCATCTAGTCTTACACCACCATCTAAACTATCGTTAGTAGTTGTATGTGTACCACCATTTTGTTTTGTTGTTGAGATACCTACTAGAGAACCTGTATCTGAAACGATACCTTGACCTTTTGCCTCTAGTTCTTTTTGAAATGCTTGTATACCACTATCAATGGTAAAACCTTGACCTGAACCTACTTTATCAGGTGCTAAATTATCTGTCGTATTTTGAAATGATGATTGTCCAGCACCTGCATTTGGTAATAAGTTACCTGAAGTTGCTGTTTCGGCCTTACTTACGCTTTGCGAAATTGTAAGGATTAATATCGTCAGCAAAACGGTCAATCTTAAACCACACATATGCCATAACTCCTATGAAAATTAATAATTCCATTACTTATCTTTCTTATTCTTTTTCTCTATTCTCTCTATTTTCTTTTCTAATTTCTTTGCGTAATCATCTAACTTCTTATTCTCTTTTCTTATCTCGTTAGCGATAGCAGTTTGTTCAGTTAAGCTATATTTTAAAGATTTCTCTTGTTCTTCACCTTTTGCTAGTTCTTTTTCTTTCTTCTCAATTACTTTAAGTTTCTCAACATACATATCATAATCAGGTCTTAACTTATCGTATTTCTTCCATTGTGTTTTCGCTTCTGCACCAATCTTACCTTCAAATGGACAAGGTGTACCAGATTGTTCCATTGCAAAGAACACTCTTGGATCCTGGCATAAAATTGACACAGCGGCCACCTTCATACCTAAATCGTTTAATACTTTACTTAATTTAATTCTTTCACAATTCTCGTCTTTAATATGAGCACCTAGAGACAAACCTATACCTGGGTATTGTAAACCACCAGAGTATCCCATAACGCAAACATCTTGCGACATTGCACTCATTGATGGTGCTGACGCTGTGTTTTGTTGGTCTCTTATATTTGAATTGTTGTTTGTGGTAGAATTAGTCGTACTTGTGGTGCTACTACTAGACCCACTTTCATAAGTCGTAGTTGATTCCTGGGAGTATCCTCCGCTAATTGTAGTATTAGAGCCAGAAGTGTTTGTCTGGGAATTAGTGGTCGCTCCGCTGTTTGTAGTGTCAGCCCAAACTGGACCTAGTGAGAGTCCAATCATAATGAAACATAACAAAATAGATTTATATAATCTATCCATAGTTAGGTTCCTGTTTTTTATATGCTATTATTTAGTTGGAGTAGTCTCTTCAGCTTCGTAATAATTCTGATATTCTGAAACTATATCGTCAAGTTTTTTCATATGTGCTCTTATCTGAGCAAAGTTTTTTGCAATCAACTGAAAATCTTTGTCAGTTAATCCAAAGAGGACTGGGTCTATACCTTGTTCCTCTAGTTTTGCCATAACTTCTTCTGCGTTATCAGAAGTTATGATAACCCATTTAAGTTTTTCTAATTGTGGTGGCGTAGGTGTTTTTAAGTTTAGAGGTTGTCTCTCAACTTCTGTCGTAAAAATATCTAGTTTCTTAACAGACGAACAGCCTGATAATAATACTGCGACAAATAGTATACTAATTATTGTACGGTACATAACTTGGATTTGCTATACTCGGACACTCTCTATTGATTTCCGATTTCTTTGTAGCAGCCTTCTCTTTGTCGGTAAGTTCAGCACCCATTGCAATTTCTAAACAACGCAACGCATTATCACTACCTTTGTTAATTATTCTTTCTATGACTTTAGGTTTCTCTTTTGCGACTTTACCGAAGTCTCTACCGCCTTTGTTAAACCTTTTGTCTAAATCATTAATGTCTTTCTTCAAAGCATTAACTAACTTGTTCATCTTTTCGTTGGCCGCAAGTATCTTACCAAAGTCTTCAGCTTGTTGTGCTATGACTTTCTTTTGACTTTCTACACTTGCTTCTAGTTTGATTTGGTTCTCTTTTAGAATTGCATTATCTCTTTGCAACTTCATAACATATATACCTGCACCAGCGATAGCTGCCACAAGCACACCAACCATAACCATTTTTACGCCACCAAATATCATTTAATTTCTCTTACTTCTTTTTCCAAAAGTATAGTTTGTTAAGTAGTTTAACTAAATCTTCGCACTTCTCGTTAACATACCAACCAACAACTACACCAATTATAAAACCGATTGTAATAAACATTATTTTTTACCTCTTAATTTTACTTGTTCTACTTTTATTTTTGCTATCTCGTCTTCTAATTTATTTATTCGTTTTGATAACATAGGAAACTTTTTAATTAACTTTTCCTCTTTTGTCAAAACATCTAAATCATATCTTTTCGCTGCCCAATTATAACATCTGTCAACTTTCTTATAAAACCATACGCCCATTTTAGTTTTCTTAAACCAAGCGTTAGTTGATTGACCTATAATTGCACCTGCGATTGCTTTTACTAAAAAGAAATACATATTACTTCGTAGGTTTCGCTCCTCTAGGTGCTGATGAGTTTATAGCGAAACGACCAAACAATCTTACACTATAATAAGCGGACTTAATTTTCCACTTAGGAACAGAAGGTTCAGCGTATTGCATACCTTGTAAGAATATCTTATCCGCTATACTTCTATATATCTCTCTGGCTTTTTTCGTAGGTATAACACCATCTTTAAATGCACCATTTATTTTTTCGTATAATATATCGTGTACTACTGCACCTCTAGCGATATCAAACGGAGCAATAAATGCCCACGCCGCTCTCGGTACACTTGCAAGGTCAGTAATGTATCCTTTAGGTACGGTTACTTCACCTGTGTCTTTTACTGAAACACCACACTCAATTAATTTTGCTTTTTCGTCATCCGATAAGTCTGCTAAAAATGTTAACTTGTTGTTTAACACCCAATTCCTCGGTGGCAAGAATATAGCGTCTAGCAGTCCATTAAATCTACTCATATATTTTTATTTACCTTTTTTGTTTTTGTCAATAAAGTTCTGGTAGACTTTACTTGCTTGACCTAAATCCTTTTTCTTTTCAGGATCCTTTGCTCTTTGACTTGCTACTTTTGCTCTTTGTCCCATTGCAATTGCAGCCTGTATCTTATGAGCGTGTGTCTTGCCAGAATTTTTAATTTTGTTTACAGATTGAGTTGCTTTTTGTTTATCTGTAAAACCTAAACCGTGAATTGTACCTTTAGGATTTTCATCTGTATACAAATCACTATGTTTATCTGACCCAGCTTTCTGACCTTTCTTTCTAGGTATTCTAGCGTCTGCTTCTCTCGCTACTACTTTTAGATTGTGGTCTTTCTTACTTTGGTCAATGCCGTGTCTAGCATCCTTTTGCGACATTAGTCCTACACTTCGCATAGTTCTATGTCTTCCTTTAGGTGGTGTATCTCCTAGACTGGCGATTGGGTGCATTGCACCATAACTGCCACCACCTAAACCAATACTGCCTAATGGTCCAACACCACCAGCACCGTATTCTTTTAATTTTGCTTTTTCTAAAATCGTTTTCTTTCTAGGTTCTTCAACAAACTCAATTTCTGTTTTACCATAAGTTTTATTATCAACAATAACATCTAGTCTATCTAACTGGTCTAGTATAGACTTCATCATTGTAGAGTTTGTTTCTTTATTTTCTTTGACGGTTGTACTAAACTTTTTCATTATAAGTTGTCGTAAAGCTTTCTCAGCTTCATTTTCGTCTTTGTACTTTTTATGTGATTTAGATAATGGGTGCATTCCGTTAGGGTTCATATCTACACCGCCGTGTGCGACAGCATTTGCTGGGGCGTCTTCTTTGACTACCTTCCAACCCATTTGTAAATAAGTTCTTAATTCAGCATCCCAAACAAGTCTTTCTTTTCCGTTCTTTGAAATCTTAACTTTCTTTTCAGTTATGTTTTCTTCAGGTACGCAATTAGGCACTTGTTTATTGCCTTTCTTTTTCATACCTACTTGTTTGTAACCTGTCCAGCAGGCTTCCCATACATCTTTAAATGTTTTAATATCTCGCATTTAAATAATCTCCAGGTATTAATACCTCTCTATTATCTGTCTCTAAAGTATATATGTCCATACCGAACGCTGTATTTGTTGGTTTTACTTCGTTCTCTACATCAAAAGGTGTGCCTGCAGGTAAAAACTCTTCACCATCAAATACACTTTCTTTTAATTGATACAGACCAGGTACTAAAGTTCTATTCTCAAAATACTCTTCGTTTAGTTCCTGTGTATACTTAAACTCGTCAACAGATTTTAAATACTTAACACAGGTACTCTCTAAATTGTTACCGTGTTCAGTATAGTAATCTTTATCTTCTTTTACTAATAGAGTTAAAGCAGTTGCAAAACTACCTATACGACCACCTAATCCTACTTTACTTAATATTCTTTTCAGATTGAATACAAATCTATGTAGCATTGTGTAGGCGTTCTTTTCTTTTGTAGTTTTCAAAGATAAAAATTTCTTTAATACTTTACCTTTCTCATCAATAATACCTAATTTAAAAGCAGGTTGCTTGTTAAAAGGTGTTACCAACATCTTCACTACTCTATACGCTATCAATAAATCAATTGCTCTTGTTGCCATTATAGTTTCTCTAACTCTCTTTTTATTAACTCGTCTTCCGTTAAAGCGATTAACTCTTTCGGATACAAGTAATCCAAATATGTAAAAACAGACTTTAATATCGGCCAGTATTTTGTGTCATTTTTATATAACAACAATGTAATACAAGCGTCTATACCAAATACATTTTGCAACACTACAATATGATTTACAACAAGTCTAATCTTTATAGAACCAGTTGTTTCATATTTTCTGAATAACCTTTTGAGATATTTAAATCTCTTTATATCATCCCAAAATTCTTTTTCAGTTTCAAATGTCGGATTGTCGTAATGCTTTTGTGCATACAACAACCAATTATCTTTGGTTATCTGTTTGAACATCTAATTTACACTAATTTAGCGTAAACCTTTGATGAACCGTTAGACAATGTTTCAAACTTAACCTCTAATTTCAAGTTATCAATTCCAGGACCATTATCTACTACCACATCTTCAGGTTTAGTTTCAGTTGTTTTACCATATGTACCACCGAATTGTTTTACTTCAGCAGTAACCGTACCAGCGTCACCTTCTAATTTAACAGGACTAATATCTAATCCTATTCTCATTAGATTTTCTCTTAATTTGTCAACTGCGTATTGTGGTTTAATGTATTCCATATCGGCTACACTACCTACAAAAGCATTAACTCTTTTAAGAACGCTTGGGTCTTTCAAATTTGCTGTTCCTAATGAACCATCTTCAACTGCATTACTTGTAGAAGTACCAGTTGTAGCGGCACCATATTTGATAGCATTTGATTTCACATTGCCTTCTTTTAAATGTTCTTTAAAAGTTTTCATTTTTTTCTCCTACTTATATTTGTCCGACTTTACTTTAGAACCATCTGCTCTAGGTATCATACCTTTTGCTTTTAGATGAGCCTTATCTGTAAAGCCTGCCTTACCTGCTTTGTATCGCTTCATAGCGTCAGCAGTATTAGGCGCTTTCTCATTTACTAAATCTTCTTCAAAGTCTTTCAACTCTTCGTCTTCGTTAAACTTTGTGAACGACTTAACCATCTTTTTTATCTTCTTTTTTAAGTTGTTGTTCAGCGCTTCTCAATGTCAAATCGCTTTCTTCTTTTCTCATCAACTTTTCAAGTATCTGTACTGCACCGTGAACGGCGTTTAAACTTGCTCTGGACTTTGCTAAGTCTTCTTCAAGTCTTTGTACGGATTCTTGTAGTTTTGTTCTTTCGCCAAGAAGTTGATTATATTCTTTCTCAACGACACCTATACTTAAACTCATTATGTTCTCCTAATTATAAATTACGCAACTACAAAACCGTGTCCGCCTATTACATTCCATTTAGAATTTTTAAATAAACATACAACGGTTTCACCTTCAGCATTAAGAGTGATAGTTGAACCACCTCTTAAATTTGTTGGTGTTATTGTTATCGCATTAGAAGCTGTTCCTGTTGCGATAATTACTTTTTGTTGTCCATCAGCACCATCTTGTAATGATAATGCAGCTACACCAGCACTTTGGTCAACTTCAGTTATTGCTGAAGATGTATCAATTGCTGTATCTGTATGTGTTAACGCTTCAGACGCTTGTTTCAAACCTACGAAAGTAGGAATGTTTTCAAAAACATCTTTTGCGGTAACTCTTTTATTGATTGGTGTATTTTGGACATCATCAACAATATGAAATAAATCTCCACTTGCTAATGATTTACCTAGGTCGTCTAGGGCTGTGATTTTTTTATCTGCCATTTTATTCTCCTATAATTCCGAGTTAACGGTAAACTACTCATTGCATTATACAATGACCATATACACTATTTATACAAACAAAAAGGGGACCACAAAGGATCCCCTAATTATTATATTTGAATTTTTACTTATTAAGCGTCTGCAAATTCTGTATCGTCACCTTGGTCACCTGCGATAGATGACATAGCAACTAGTACTTCTGTCTGCACTCTTCCACTTCTTCCACCAGAACCGGCTACTCTTCGTACCCAACCAGCGTGTGCTGTTTTTGTAGTACCAACACCTTGTTCAGTAGTGTCAACACCGAATACTTTTGTCGGGTCTCCTTGAGTACCAGATGAATTGGCACTTTCAGAAGTTGTTACCGATTTAGGTTTTTCGGATAAAGTGTATGCTGTAGCACTTCCTACTGCTGTTAATGTTGCACCAGGTACACCAGCAACAACCGTTGCTGAAGTATCACTAGCAATAGCAGTAATTAAGTAATCTTCGCTTGCAACTCTAATATAGTCTCCAACAGCTGCTTGTGTTGTTAAAGCAGTTGAAGAACCAGTAACCGCACCAGCAGAGCTGATTGCTACCGTTCCTGAAGCTGTTTTAGAGTCCTTGTTTCCCCAC